ATACGTTAACAAACGCAGTATGGGACCCCAGAACACCTCGCAAATATAAGCAAGATCCACTTATCAAAAGAGCATTAAATGAACACGAAAGAGGAATAAAATTTAAACAACACTTAAAGAATCACAATAATTATAATGTTACCATGGCCGACCTTTCCGTATACAATCGCGACAAATTATGGGCAAAAACAAGCAAGGCCGGCCTAGAGTTTCAGACATTAACACGCAATAAAACGGTTATTTTTTGTGCGGATGAGCTTGTCAACTCACTCAAACTCATAGCTAACAAGTCAGAGGGCTATGGCCAGAGTATTACCGCCAGCGAATTACGATGGATTTACCGTAATAAAGACAACAACCAAATAATGAAAAACATAAAATTTTATCTACATGGCAAAGAGATACCAGCAGAAAGAATATTAGATACACCAGAATGGAAAGACTATCGTCCAAAATACTCTGGTTCCACATATAAATATTCTTAATGATACCAACTTATAACGGAATAGCATAAAAACACTTTTCATGGAGCAAAGGAGAAAACAATGCCATTTTCAATCAAAAACAGATTTTCAAGTTCACAAGTACATTACCCGGAAATATCCGGTCCCATAAAAGACAAGCCAGCGTCAAAGAACTGCATACTTACATCAACAACATGTAATGTAGATAGCTATACAGTGTACCAAAAAAAAGCCTGTAGTTTTGACATGCGCCCACCCGGCGCAGGAGAAAGAACCCCAAAACTAAAACTCTCAGTTACTGAGATGACATGGCTATCTAAAACTATAGAAACAGAGATACACAACACAAAAGAATAGCAACCACTTACCAGAGAACACAAAAAGCCACAGACCCGAAACACCTGACTGCAAGCAACCACCTCCACAGGAGGTGGTTTTACCATGAACTTCCTGTGTACTGACTTGTGTTCATAATAATATTTTTGTGTTTAAACTCAATAAAGTCACAAAAATGATTGTAATCATGCAATGTAGTAAAATTAAAATATTTGACCCTGTACACGATTCTGTGTAAATGCCTTTTCTCAGAAGTGACCGTCCAGGCGGTCACCGAACTCGATAATAAAGCGGCTCATTGCCATACGCCAGTCCCGCAGTGGCATCGTCCATTTCTGTGAAGCCGCCTGGATTGCCAGCCACACGACCTTTTTCACTGAGTCATCCGTCGGGAACACCTTGCGTTTTTTGATGGCATGCCGGATTACGCTGTTCAGCGACTCGATGGCGTTGGTTGTGTAGATGACTAGACTGGCCCCCTGAATCTCCAGACAACCAGTATCACTTAAATAAGTGATAGTCTTAATACTAGTTTTTAGACTAGTCATTGGAGAACAGATGATTGATGTCTTAGGGCCGGAGAAACGCAGACGGCGTACCACACAGGAAAAGATCGCAATTGTTCAGCAGAGCTTTGAACCGGGGATGACGGTCTCCCTCGTTGCCCGGCAACATGGTGTAGCAGCCAGCCAGTTATTTCTCTGGCGTAAGCAATACTAGGAAGGAAGTCTTACTGCTGTCGCCGCCGGAGAACAGGTTGTTCCTGCCTCTGAACTTGCTGCCGCCATGAAGCAGATTAAAGAACTCCAGCGCCTGCTCGGCAAGAAAACGATGGAAAATGAACTCCTCAAAGAAGCCGTTGAATATGGACGGGCAAAAAAGTGGATAGCGCACGCGCCCTTATTGCCCGGGGATGGGGAGTAAGCTTAGTCAGCCGTTGTCTCCGGGTGTCGCGTGCGCAGTTGTACGTCATTCTCAGACGAACCGATGACTGGATGGATGGCCGCCGCAGTCGTCACACTGATGATACGGATGTGCTTCTCCGTATACACCATGTTATCGGAGAGCTGCCCACGTATGGTTATCGTCGGGTATGGGCGCTGCTTCGCAGACAGGCAGAACTTGATGGTATGCCTGCGATCAATGCCAAACGTGTTTACCGGATCATGCGCCAGAATGCGCTGTTGCTTGAGCGAAAACCTACTGTACCGCCATCGAAACGGGCACATACAGGCAGAGTGGCCGTGAAAGAAAGCAATCAGCGATGGTGCTCTGACGGGTTCGAGTTCTGCTGTGATAACGGAGAGAGACTGCGTGTCACGTTCGCGCTGGACTGCTGTGATCGTGAGGCACTGCACTGGGCGGTGACTACCGGCGGCTTCAACAGTGAAACAGTACAGGACGTCATGCTGGGAGCGGTGGAACGCCGCTTCGGCAACGATCTTCCGTCGTCTCCAGTGGAGTGGCTGACGGATAATGGTTCATGCTACCGGGCTAATGAAACACGCCAGTTCGCCCGGATGTTGGGACTTGAACCGAAGAACACGGCGGTGCGGAGTCCGGAGAGTAACGGAATAGCAGAGAACTTCGTGAAAACGATAAAGCGTGACTACATCAGTATCATGCCCAAACCAGACGGGTTAACGGCAGCAAAGAACCTTGCAGAGGCGTTCGAGCATTATAACGAATGGCATCCGCATAGTGCGCTGGGTTATCGCTCGCCACGGGAATATCTGCGGCAGCGGGCTTGTAATGGGTTAAGTGATAACAGATGTCTGGAAATATAGGGGCAAATCCAGATGGATTTATCGTAATAAAGACAACAGCCAAATAATGAAAAACATAAAATTTTATCTGCATGGCAAAGAGATACCAGCAGAAAGAATATTAGATACACCAGAGTGGAAAGACTACCGTCCAAAATACTCCGGTTCCACATATAAATATTCTTAATGATAGCAAAAAATATATTTTCGATATAATCAATGTTATGATTAAAGAGTATTTCATCAGGGCAGGTAAAAACAGAGTAAATCAGCAAAAGAAGCTGATCTTCAGCGATACTGACACTAACTGACGGTTTAAGCGGTCGTATGAAGCAGCAGCTTTCCGACGGACTGCCATGCGGATCGTTTACCTTTTGGGCTATTCCGCCCGTCATCAAGCGGCTCACGAGTACTGAGTTTATCAGGATGATATTGCTGACAATGGTAATTCGTTGACCGATGTGTACTTCACTACATATCGGTCAACACCGTACTGCCGTGCAACATCTCCAAGATGTAGCATCGTTTTTACCAGAGGAGGCAGGACATAGATTGTAAAAAAACTATTTCGATGCATTTACCATTGAGATATTTTCCTTCATACCAAAAGTTCTATCAATTATCGCAAGTGGTTCAACAGGTGCGGTCTTATCTATAACCCAACCACTCTCTGTAACACTTCCTCGTGTGATATATTTTGCCTTTACTTTAACAACTATTAGATAATGCTCACGACTAAACCGATCAGCAACGCTAAGATCCGATGTGTATTCAGGCAATATTCTTCCAATACGTACCTGCTGTTGTGCCATATATTCATCTGGTGCTTTTACATTTGGATTTGAATCAGGAAGCCCTCCAGCAGTTTTATATTCAACGATATTTTCAGCTTGAATACCGGTTGTGCCGCGACACAATATGATGTCTGAATCGGACAGTTCTATGTGCCCCTCCTTAATTTTCGAATAAATTTGTTTAATACTATGTTCTGGAGTTGGTACTATTTCAGAAGATAAAGCAGGCAACGTGTCTTCAAGCACCGGAGAATCATCGTATATATCCAACAAATCCTCATCATACCCAATATCTCCTTCTCTTAACTGAGAATACGGTTTATCTATGTATCTAATAACTCCCCCACCATGAAGACCTTCTGATTTATAAAATGTACCATCAGCGTCACGAAAGAAATAAACATTAACCTGTTTGTTATTTATAGAATACCTACCTGAATATAATTCCGAATTTGGCTCCTTAGTTAAATCTACTGATTCCCCCTTGTAGACTATTTTATTTGGTGTCTCTGAAGATATGGGGTTAAAGGATTCTATATATCTATAAAAACCACCGCCAACTTTCTCATAATACCCATACTTAGAAGAGTTAAGATCTACTGCACTATATCTATTCCCCCCACGATCCTGTTTCATTTCTAATATTTTAGATTGTTTTTCGTTATATATAAAGTCATTACCATCAATTGACTCAATTACAGAATAGAAATTAGCATTATTACTCGGATGATAAATAATATTATCATTAATGTTTTTTTCTATATGCTTCAAAGCCTCATATTTTATCTGCAGCGAACGGCTATGTAAGTCAGAGCGAGTGCCTGGAACAAAGTCCATTCCAATACGTACAGCCCCCTGAATATAATCACAGATATTGCTAGATTCTTTTACTATAGCACTATGTAAAATGCTACTTACACCAGACAATGCATTATAACCAGGTACAGCTCCCATCGCCATATTCCAAATTGTACCTAAAAAATGTAACACAGCTCTCCCATCAGGAGAAAGAGAAGACTTATCACGATGATTTGTACTATCATTAATATCGATACTTAACTCAATCAATCCACTTAAGCCTTCTTGAATAACCTTATCAAACCCCCAAATAAACTGCTGCCCGCCATTCATATGGGATACTTCTTTTTTGAACTTTTCTATTGCCTCTTTTTGTTTATTATTCTTTTCTGATTTTGACATCCAGCGAGCAGATGATATATTATTAATTTCATGGACAAACTCAAGAATAGTATTCTGAAGCACTTTATTAACATTAAAGATAGATGATAAATCACATTTTGACACAACATTTTCCAATACATCTTTTGTTATAAAATGTTTTTTCGCCCACTCAATCTGTCTATCAACAGCTAATAAAAGCAATTCTTTAGATATTCTGGCATTCCTAGGTTTAGGATTCATACCCTCAGTTATACCATACTTTTTTATTATATTTTCCGCTATTCTATTAACATCATCATGTTTAATTCCCTGTCGTATATTTAAAGAATATCGAAGAATATCTCTAATAAGATCATATCTGGCATTAAGAACATCCTTTTTAAGCAAACAATTAGTCAATCCTTTCTTTATAATATTATGGATAACTAATTCAGATATTTTAATGCTTTTTTTCATCTCATTATTGGAAATAACTCTCATTTTTTTGCTTTTTCTATATACGTTCATTGCATCCAGTACAATATCAAAACTTTCCCTCCCGTAAAGAGTATCTACTCCCAAAGAGATGTCATTTTTATGATAATGATATAAAACATCACCATAATGTATTTCTTGTAATGGTCTAGAGTTTATTGCAATAGCAGCATTTAATGACTCATGATAATTTTTGTAACCCGCATCATATATTACTAATGGGTGTGCCAATATATCTCTAGCCAATGTTTTAAAAATATCATATTGATTAAATAATCGCTCCTTTATAAAAACTTCAAATGGGGTATGAGAATTTTTACCAGTTCTAATGAAATACTCTTTAATCAAAACATTGATCTTATCAAAAATATATCTTTTTATTATTTCTTTATCTTTTGCACTTATTTTATTTCCATTTTGGGTAAAATCTATTATTTTTCCAAAAGCTCCATCATGTTGGTTATTATGTTTTCCGTTAAAAAATATAGATGGTCCATTCCCCGTTAAAATTTCCGGAAGAATATCACCACTCAGCCCCCCCATCATAAAAGGGGAGAAACCAGAAGCCTTATGTTCCTCAGGATATGGATGGCCTACTGGCAATGCTCTCGGCAATCGAATCCTTGACTCATTATTTATTGTTGGAGAAAAGGTTTGAACATTTCTGGCTGTCACCGCTCCTGATGACATAAACAAATATGTCGTCAATATATTTTTTATGCTCCTTGTCCAATTATTCATAATTTTATGTTCAAATATCTTTTCTTCGGATAATAAATTATATACCTCCAATTGAACTTTGCTTCCTTTATCGATTACTTGCTCTATATCATCTGCAATATAGTTATATGAATTCAACTTTACAGACTTATCAAAAGAGAAATTGTTAAAAATTTCATTATTGTATGATTTTCTATTGCTATCCAACTCTTTATTTATTATGCTCGTGTATAAGTCTATCGATGTTTGTTCTTGTATGTCATTATGTAATATATGCTGCAGAAAAAGATTAATAGCAAACTCTTCATTTCCCCGATAAGTTTCTCCATTATATTTTGCATCAATAAAATTTAAATTATGGTCAATTGGAATTAGTATTTTTGGGGGGGCATCATTTTCCATCTCATAGTTATAAGCATATGCTGGTAAAATCTTACATTTTAGAAAGCCATAATCACTTAAGTTTATTTCCTTCACATAATAATTAATTATTCTTCGGAAAGTTAAGCTTTTCTCATATAAATTATTTAACATACTTCTAATTTTAGAATCAAGATCATCATTAGATGAATAGAAAAAGTTATCATAAATGTTAATGGTGTCATTTTTTTCATCTTTAGCTCTTTTGTCAAAGTCAATATGAGATTGTGTTATTTTATAAAATTGTTCTTCAAATATAGGGTCATTTGTATGTCTGATTAAATGTTTAATATAATTCATTGTGTCCCATGATTTTATAGTTGAGAATGAACCATGAGTACGACTTGTTGGCAGTATATAGTTTGTTATTTTCATTAAAATTCCACTTCCTCTTATAACGCACTATTCAATGAATAAACACCAGTTGAGAGTCTTTTCAAAACAATCATTAATTACGCCATATTACTATAGTAACAAAAACATATTAATCTGAATATCAATTCATAAAATATGATTCTCCACGATTTGCCCAGAAATAACGAACATAATTTTCGTTGTAATTAAAATCATATTTCATCTATAGTGACCATTCACAGCAAAACAAAATCAATTATCACATTCAAAAAAATACTGACAACAAAGATACTCTTCAGACAAAGTTGTCATATGTAAATTTTCCCTTAAAACGTTGCTCAAGAAAAATATAAAAATCATATGCCCTAATCAACATCCTCAAGCACTACGATATATGCAGTATCCTATTCATATATTACCACCATATCAGACAAATCGAATCACAACGAGTTCTATCGTACTCTTTCATCTTCGACACTGTAAATTTTAAGAACATTCGGCTCATGCCACTAAACCAAGACATAATAACAACGGAGCAATAAATGTTCCCACTGAACATGTGCAAACCTAAAAAGACAGTGTTACAATAATATTCATCCATGGTCTCTAAATCAACGCCACGCAACAGGATAATACAATGAAAATATTTCAGGAAAAGATTCTTTTGCATGCTCCGTTAGCATATCAGTCAGCACAGCGGTACAAGTAAAAACATTATTTCTTCCTTGTAGCCTGTCTAAAATATCATTGTAATAATAAACTGAGCCAAATACCTGAGGATCTGTTTTATAAGCTTGTTCAATCAATCCATTTGCATATCTCCGTAGAATCTCAGGAGAATCATACTCTGTACCAAACATATCACTCGATGAGTATTTACAGAAAACCCCCCCTAAACAAAATAATATTTCAGCCTGTTTTCTTAGTGGCATATCTTTCAATACATGGCTCCCCATAATCATATCTACATGCTGAGCGTTCAGTTCCCAACCATCAAGAAAGGGATTCCAGACACAGGCAAGTTTCCTTTGCTGATCATCAGCAATCATTTTATAATCTGATTTATTGGAATTAAGTGCCTCAATAAATCTCTCTTTGAGTTCATTATCAGAAATGAGTATATCCAGAATACCAGAAACGAAATTCTGGGAAAAAGCTTTATGATAAGGAATACTGAAAATTGGAAATGATTCAGAAAAAAGATTGCTCAATGAATACCCAAATGTATTTTGAACTTCTCCATCCTTATATAAAAAAAAGGACATCCAATTAGTTGATGTATTAGGAGATAACATATCAACCATATGACTCAAAGAACACATCATTGCCATACCATCATCCTGTGATGATAACAAAACCCAGTTATAAGCCAAATCGGAATCATCATCCCAGTCAGGCTTCCCAGAGCCATCGCACAATCCAAAATCACTCTGCTGTGTGACAGGATAAACTTTTTCATTTTTTAAATATACTTCATAGAGTTCCCTAAATCGTTCCTGCATTCCATCACGCCGTGAACCATTCATTACAATTTGTATAAAGGAACTATTATAAGATACCATCGCACCTGGATGTCGCTCAAAATACATCCCTGCCTGCAATAAACTACCATTCTCCATATACATCATTATTGAATTATTAAACCAAGACATTATAGTATCAAAAAAGTCATCACATATAGGCTCGAGCCATTGCTGTATATTTGCGTTGTTCAAATAAGGATGAATACTAAATGAATCAGCCAAAGACATCTTAACATAGGGCCGGAACGCCGCTAATTCGTCAAGAGATATTTTTTTGATAAGTTCTTCAGCGGCCCTTACTTTATCATGGTTATACTTATCATCAGATGTATTCATAGTCAATAAAATTGATTTATTTGATTTTGTATAGTTATCCAACACAGATAATATATTTTCCTGTATGTCAGATAGATCTATGTAACACCCTCCTAGATTAATGGTATTACTTTTTTCACTAAAGAGCTCCTTTACATCACCTAAGATAGCACCACTTAAAACCATTCCAGGAATTATAATAGCTCCTGTTAAATCAGCCTCGTTCAAAATTGGAGGATATTGTATATATGAAGATCCTTTAAATGATGCATTTTTAAGATTGGAATTGCTGAAATTAGAGTTTTCAAACAAAGCCCTAATAATACAATTAGATAAATTAGCATAACAAAAATTACATTCATTCAAAATCGAGTTTTTAAAAGAACAGTTTTCCAATACAGCCTGAGACAAATCACTCATCCTGAGATCTGTATCATCAAGCACTGCTCCAGAAAAATTTACTGATGATAAATTCAGCCCTACAAGACTTAGACCTGACAAGTCACATCCAGAGTAATTCAATTCTTCAGCAGACTCTTCACCCGTTCGGTTAGCTGACAACCAAATTAAGTCAGCAGTAAGCTCAGCTTTGCTCAGGCAGGCACGGCCTTGACTGACATCATATGCAAGGAATTGACATTGCGATTCATTTAATGAATTACAGCCATTTAAATATACGGAATTTCTGAGTGCCTCAGGAAAGGAACCTTCTATATGTTTCAAAGAACTACAATGGCATAAAGATAAATTAATGACATTTTCAGGTATGCTGCAATTTATAACCTCTAATGATGAGCATCCAACCATACTTAATGAAGATAAGTTGGGGGGTAAGCAGTTTATTGATTTAAGCTCTGTACATCCATTCAAAACCAGTTCTTTCAGAGAACCTGGAAGCAAGTCTGGTAATGTTGTTATTGGCTCACTGATTGATAAAGTCTCTCCATTAGTACTTATAACATCAAGTATTTTTGATGCAACCTCATGACGATTTTCGCTAAATTCTCCCTCAGCACACCACTTTTCGAGGGCAACTTCAACATCCTCGTTAGATGGTGAATCTACAGGACTTTCAAAAGATATTACTCCAGAATTTACAGAGATATTTGTAGTGGGCAGCATTTATCTCACTCCTTTTTACTTAGTCCACTAAAGTAAAATTAGAAAACACAACTGCCGGGACAACTTTCTGTCCCTGTACCCACAAATAAGATGTCAGATTTATCGGCATTAATTTAACTCCCTATTGAATTATCTCCTCTTTTTTATCTAACAAATATTCCCCGGACATGACAACAAAAACCGGAGCCGGACTCCGGTTTTGTGAAGCTGTCGGAATACGTGTCTGGTACCAGCCTTCGTTCATCTGACGGCGGAATCCCGGCATCTGCAGCGACAGGGCACGGATGGCTTCCGCTGCCGTGTTCACGTACAGGCTGAGGCGGCGGCCAAATCGTTGTAAATCCCCGTGAAGGCAGATACGTGCCAGTGGCGGTGACGCCAGGCTGAATGCGTTCGTCGTTGCCATTTTTCGGAATACCTCTCCCGTTTACTCAGTTGTTCAGGCAGATGGTGAAGCAGTTCACCGTTGCCGCAGTATATGGCGGCATGATTGGCCACCGATGCGCCAAAGCAGCACAGCAGGATATCGCCCGCCTGTGCAGAGGACAGGGGCACCCGGTAAAAGCCGGTGACCGCCATATTGTCCAGGTAAAGGTTCTGACCGTTGCGCCACCAGTCATCCTCACGCTCAAAATCCGGCATATCAATTCCCGCCAGATGGTAGGCATCCCGGAACAGCGTGTAACAGTCCGTCACCCCGTGCTCAAAGCGCCGTCCTGTCAGATGTGGCACACAGCGGAATTTATGAATTTCCCCCCGGCAGACCAGCCACCAGGACAGTGCACTTTTTATCTGCAGCCGCCGGTCGGCCTCGCTCAGCCAGGGCAGACCACCGGGGTGGCTGTGGACCAGTGCCACAATCTCCCCCTGCATTTCTGCCCGCAGCCAGTCCTCCGGCGACATCCGGAAATAATCTTCCGGCTCACCGGAGATATTCACGCAGGGAAAATATCTTTCCCCTTCCGGCGTTCTCACCACGAAGCCGCACGACTCCGCTGGTGCACATCGCCGGGCGTGCGCCAATATATTGCTATAGAGCATGAGAACTCCTGATAAAAACCCAGCCGAAGCTGGGTCATTTCGTTGGCAATCTGTTAGTAGTGATGCGGTGAAGGAGGTAATTCTTTATTCTTAAGTCTCATCCATGCGGAAAGATTCGTTGGTCCGTCTGGCTCATTGATATCAACATCTCGTGTGTGATTAATTAAAACGTCTCTCGCCATTCCAATAACATACGAGAACTCATGACCGTAGTCGTAGCATCTGCCGGAATAGTTCGATTGAATTTGTTTTAGCGCCGGATACAGTTCGCGGAATAATGCCTGTGAGCGGTTGGCATAATCCCATAGCCATACAAGGCTGTTTGCTTCTTTTGCGGAAAGCTCGTTGGTGCTCTTCTCTTGTTTGCCAATGAATTCACCTTCAAGCACTACCCTGTGGATGTACTCTACGGCAAGCGGGATTTGTTCAATTGAAAGCTCATCAATGCTGTCAATACCAAAACGCTGATGAACCATATTGTATGCATCGTCATTGCGAAGTCCTTTCTTTCCTACCAGCATGTTTACTGCATCGCGTAGCGGTGTTCTTTCCTCAACAGTGGTTTTCTTTCCTTTTACATACTCGCCATGTTTGCGAATTGAAGGCAGAACTTCTGCTGTTACCCACTTGCGGAATTTGTGCGGGACTGAACCTTTATTGACTGCATCGCGGCAGCGCAGAACCAATGTATACATACCTGATTCGCTCACAATGCTTAGATTCTGCTCACCACCAAGGGTGTAACTTAAAGTTACTCCCTTTTCATCGTCATCAAGTGCAGTAAGCGCCTTGCGTGAGTTAGTCAAAGCTAAAGCATCACAAACATCTTTAGCTACAAACCACGGCTCACCGCACTTGTTGATGACGCGGATTTCACTGTCGCCGAATTTGAAGATAGTGAAATCGTTTTGTGCCTTTGCTATACTTTTCATGTCAATATTTCCTAAGCCGATTTGTTGATAACGAAGCCCTGACTGTTACAGCAGTTGGGGCTTCAACTTTCTGCTCTATCAGTTATATCTTTCCCTTCGTACACTTCACCTATATTGCTAATGCTGGCAGAACATCCAAGATACTTGTATCTTATGATGTCAAACACGCAGTCACTACACAGCATCCGACCTGTTTCTTTAGAGTAAATGTATGTTTGATCAGCGTCTGATTCGCTAATGCCGCAAAAAACAACATTCTTTACTCATACCGTTATCCCCTCTCTCTTCAGGCTGTCCAGCAATCACATCACTTCCGAGTTAAACGACCGGCATTCTTCTTTGGCCTTTCCTGTAATCGCATCTTTTAGCGACTGAGGTATTCTCACCAAAATTCTGCTAACTTCTTTTTCCATATCGCCACCGCGTGAGTTATTATGAATCACAAACGTATCACTGTGACTATATCAAGTCAAAGTTTTTTTGAATACACTGTGATATCAATGTGATTATCACGGTGTAAGTATGACGAAGGTTAGAGACATAGCCCCATATAGCGTAAGAATGCCAGATAGCCTCAAGCGCGACCTGACCATAAGAGCATCGAAAAACGGACGCTCATTAAATTCAGAAATAGTTATGATCTTGCAAGCTGCTATTGATGAAGAAAAATCACCAAGATCAATAGAAGGTTTTGCTCAACAAGAATCTGAAAAATTTAGGGAGGCTCTTCTTAAGACTCTCAGCAGCATGTACGGCGAAGATAAAAAACCCACCTGATGGTGGGCATAATCCATTACTGCGAAAGTTTATTAATGGAAAGGAAACCGCCAAAATTAGCCACCATGCCGCGCATCTCACACCCGCGCATGCACTTGCTGCATCTGTCCTTACGGATATCCGTGGTGGGGTTGTCGAACTCATCCGCCACCGCAGGACCGTGATAACCGCATTCATCTCCCCGGTAATCCCACATACAGGTGTTCGCCAGCATGATGCGACCGGGAAACAGCGCTCCGTCCGTCTCCGTCGGTGTTGCCAGCACAAACGAGGCTGTCATGGCCGTCAGCTCTGACATCTGCTCCACCACCCAGCGGTCTCTCAGCTCCTGCTCCGGGTCCGCTTCCGGATTGCCCGCCACAAAATTCACCGCATCCAGAAAACGGGCATACACCCGGCGGCGGACCACCGTGGCCCCCACCAGGCTCTGCAGGTCCTCCGCCATTCCGGTGACCAGACCGAACAGATTCGACACCGTCAGCGACGGGCGGGCACTGCTGCCCTTCCCGTTCATCTCAAAGCCACTGCCGTCAATCGGGTATACCTGATATTGCCGCCCCTGCCAGGTGACCGCCTCCCCTTTTTCATTCAGCTCATTACAGAAAAAATACCGCTCACCGCCCTGCACCGTCAGGTCAATTTCCCAGAGCACCACCCGCGGTGACTGCTCTGATTTAACCGACTCGTTCAGACTTTCTTCATGAATGTCCTGCATCAGTTCACCACCTGCTCAATCGTACAGCTGAAATCACTGTACCGGGCGTTATCCGTGACGCTCCACTCCCGGCACACAACCCTCACCGTCCGGTTATGTTTCGGCGGTCGCCACAAAAAGGCACGGTAACCACCATGCCAGGATAAAAATTCATCCAGCCAGCGCCGGGTTGACTCATCCGTCACCCGGAACACCGCCTGAAACGTCTTCAGTTGAGGATTCAGCCCTGTGGGGCGGCGCTGTTCATAACCGTCACCAAACCGCACCCTCACCACCGACGGCTTCTCACTCACCTGCATCCCTTCACGCGGGACCAGATGCAGCGTTTTTATCTCAGCCACTCAGCATTCCTCCGTCACGTCGCATGGACAGCATCACCGCCTGCACCCGCTGGTCAATCAGCTGCACAAGACTGCCTGCCGCCTCCGGCCCTATCTGTCCGTTAGCCCCGTCATTCTGAATGGCGATGTGGTAGACCGGGGAATACACCAGACCAGCACTGCCGTTCATACTGCCCACGGCGCGTACGCCCAGCGAGCCATCCGCCGCCCGGGTCAGGGGCATAATAGCTTCAGGTCCGGCTTCCCCCATCAGCCCGGCCCCTTTTGCAAACGCAAAGTACGTGGGCGTGTCCACAATGCTGTTGCTGTACGCGCTCAGGTTTGCCGAGGTATACACGCCGCCTTTTGCATTGGCCACCGCTCCGCCCAGCCAGTCACCAATGCTGCCGAGAAATCCTCCCGCACCGGACATACCGTTTGCCGCCGTCTTAATTCCGTTGACAATCGCGGCATTCATAAGAACTTTTGATATTTCCTGCAGCACTGATGAGGCCCAGCTGCGCCATTCCACTTTATTTCCGTTCAGCATCTCCGTGATGTTATTCACCATCCCTGAGATACCCTCCGTCGCCAGCTGTGCTGCCTGTGAGGCGTAATCGGACGCATTATCCACCCAGTTACTGAATCCCTCCTGCAGCCCTTTCTGCCAGTCCGCACGCTGCACATCCGATTCGGCATAAAAGACTGCCTGGTCCTTAAGGCGTTCGCTCAGATACTGCGCGTTCTGTGCCAGAGCCTGTCTGTAAAAATCCTCACTGATATCCCCGGTCTGATACTGAGACTGAAGGTCCGCATCCTTCTGGCGGAAGCTGTCGCGGATCTGCTGCAACTCCCGCATGCGTTCTCTGGCTCGCTCCCCCTGCCCGTACCCCAGCAGTTCAGCATCATTCGACGCACGCGCAGCCGCATTCTCATTCTTCAGTGTCTCTTCCCGGGATCGCAACTGTTCCCGGATTTTTTGCTGGTCAATCAGGGTCGCGTTACGCAGCAGTTCCTGCTTCTGCATCTCCGTCAGGGTTTTCAGTTCACCCAGCGCTGTCTGGTATTTCAGCTTCGCCAGCTCTGTATTCTGCCCCACCAGTGCCAGTTGCTCTTTCTGCTGCTTCAGCAGCCGGGAAAAACTGTCTTCCGCTTTTTCCGTCTCTGATTTTCCACCCCGGGATTTGGGTTTATTCGCCTCGTTATTGCGCCAGGCTTCCAGGGCATTACTGATATAACGTTGTCTCGCCTCCTGATACGGATCACCCACAAAACCGAGGTCATCCGCCGCATACCCCAGTCGGACACGCTCTTTTTCTTCCCCTTTCAGTCTGGACAGGGCCAGCTCACGCTCTGTTTTTGTCAGGGCACTCTGCTGTTTATCATCCAGGGTGGCCTGCGGCAGCCGTAACGGTACATTCACCAGTCCCTGACGCTGCTGAAGCAGTTCATTCCCCAGCCCCAGCAGACGGTTGAATTCCGTATGCTGACCGTTCATAACCAGCATGGACTGGTACACCTTATTCTGCTCTGCCGCCTGCTGACGAATTAACGCCACACGACGGTCTTCCAGCCCGGCAAGCACATCCTGAATGGACTGCGCTTTTTCCTGCATCTGTGCCAGACGGGACTGCTCAACGGCAAGCTGCTCTGTTGCCTGAGAAAGCCCTTCCGTTACGGTCTTCACCGATGTCAGATGGTTTATCATGAATCCGTCACCGGTCGTCCAGCCCGGGTTCGCCAGAACATACTGATATCCTGCGATTTTTTCCTGCAGGGATTTCACCCGACTGGCCTGTTCATCAATCAGCCGGTTCTGCTCTGTCAGCGCCGCCCGTGTTCGTCCTTCATTATCTGAGGCTTCAGGCAAAGACATTGACGGCGTTTTATGCGCGATTTCATCTATCGTCAGTGCATACTGGCGCGCAGACTCCCTGGCCTGCTCCTGATTCTGGTACAGCGTGTACCATGCTGCAGCCCCCAGCATCACCAGTCCGGGTACGCCACCAACCAGCCCCAGCGCACCGCTCATCAGACGTGAGCCCACCGCCGTTGTACTGTTCAGCGCATTCTGGGCGGCGCTTCTGGCAGCAATATTTCTGTTCAGGCGTTCCTGTGTGGCCGCCAGACGGGCCTCTGCAGCAATCTGCATCTCCGTCCCGCGGGCTGCCGCCACGGCCTGCTGAGCACGGTACACGGCTGCCCTTGCCCGCGCCGTGGCAATCTGCGTTCCCCTGAACTGTGCTTCCGCCAGTGCAACTTCATTACGTGCAGCCGTCACAAGTCCTGCCGTGGCAGACATCGCTCCGGAGGCCATATTGCCAAAGTACCGGGCAACCCCGACGGCAACCAGCGCGCCCACGGCTGTTGCCACATTATCAATCTGTCCGGCAACACCGTTCAGCATGCCGGAGAGCGTTTTTGTCACCCCGCTGGCCTCATTCGCACCGCCCACCCAGGCCATAAAGGCGTTTTCCACCTTTGTGATACTACTGGAAACCGTTTCCGGCATGGCCGCATATTCATCACGTAATATCCCCAGCTGGCTGATTAACGCGGGGACCACTTTATCCGCTGTCAGTTTTCCGTCATCCGCCATTGCCTTCAGATCTTTACGGGCCACGCCCATACCCGCAGCCAGTGCACGTACGATCCGGTCACCACTTTCATTGACCGAATTAAACTCCTCACCACGCAATACACCCTGCGCCAGCGCCTGACTGAACTGGGTGATCACCGAGCCCGCCTCTGCCGTACTGGCACCGGAGATTTTCAGCCCTGTCGAAATGGCCTCCGTCACCTTCAGCACATCATCAGCACTGTAACCATATTCACGCATCGAGGCAGCCGAACGGGCAAACAGGGCCGCATTATCCGAAAATGCGGTGCCTGTCCGCTGGCTGATATCCATCAGCACTTTCTGTGATGACGCAAATTCATCGGATGACTGTGATGCCTGTTTCAGACGGGCATTCACGGAGCTCCATTCATCCGCCAGCGAAATCAGGTGTCCGGTGGCAAAGGCACCGGCAAACGCACCGGTCATTCCGACAGCCGAAGCGCGGATTTCCGTCAACTGGCTGTGCAGCTCAGCCAGAGCCCGGCGCTGCTCCCTGGCTGCCGCAGCAGCCTGACGTCCGCCATTCTGCAGGGTCCGGTAATATTCACTGCCCATACGGGACGCCCGCTGGATCTCCGACTGGAATGACTGTGAATTTGCCGAAATTTTGATAATCAGTTCACGTAACGTCGCCATTCACCTTTCTCCGGGCGTAAAAAAACCGCCTCAGCGGTTCTCATCATTCATGACTGTGCTGCAAGGCTCAGCGCGTCTTCCAGCGCCGCAAACGGATCCACCTCCGGCTTATCCTCATCCTCGCCCCAGCAGAGCATGGCGTCCTTCAGTGCAACATTCATCCCCTGTGCCCCGAAAACCGCTTTCACGATCTGTGCATTACGGATATCCCCGCGCTCATCACCCAGCGGGGATATCCTGTCGAACTCCATCCACATCATCGCCTCGCTCGCACTCAGGCTGTGGCGCAGTTCGGATAAGGTGCGCCCCAGACGGAGCGCAAGTCGCATCAGAAAGCGAATTTCCGGGCGGGCTACTTTTTTCTGGCCGACTCTGCATCAGCGATCAGTTCCAGTGCCTGACGCAGCAACCGGGCATGTACCGGACCATAGACGGCCAGCACCTGCTCACGGTCGTCCGGAGTGAACACCCGCTGCAGGTCCGTATCACACAGGACATCGCAGAACAGCGTCACATCCGCTTCCAGGTTACGGCGGGTTTTCGCCACCACCGACAGGGTATCGTCATCCTCTCCATCACCATTGAGCACTTCCTGCCACAGATACCAGGCCTCTGCCGAAGGCTCCCGCAGCACCACGCTGACATTACCCCATTCCGGCACCTTCACCGTTTTATGACGAAACCCTGACAGTCTGGCCAGCGCCAGCGTTTTCAGATCCTTTTTCATGATGACCCATCCCCTTATCCGGCGGCTGCGCTCACTGTCACGGTGCATTCAACAGACGTCACACTCTGTGCTTTCTCTGCCGAATCGGTCACCACACAGGTATATTTCCCCGCATCAGCGGACTGCGCACCTGGCTTACTGAAGGTGTCTGTCGTCTGCCCGTCAACCGGCTGACCATCCTTCTTCCAGGCGTATTTATACGGCGGCGTTCCCCCGTTGGCACTGACTGACATTGTCAGCAGCGCACCGGTATTCACGGTAAGTGTCTTATCCAGATTTTTCACAAACGCCAGCGGTACCACAAAGGACACCGGTTTGCCTTTCAGACGCAGTGAGAACGTTGCAGCCACCACGCCGTTGGTACCGGATGACCAGGTGTGCTGGCGCACTTCCGCCAGGAATTTAAAGCCCTTACCGGACGGAAACAGCACCTTAAACGCATACAACGCGTCATTGTCATAGGCATCACGCAGGGCGTTCTGGGCCTGATTCAGATAAAAATTGCCCGACATGGAAATCTCAGACGACGCCCCCAGACCATTGATGTTCTCCTGCTCTGTGGAGCAGAGCGTGGTCACATCAATATCCTGTTTCTGCCCGGCGGTGAACTGCACTTCCTTGATGGTGCAGTCCAGGCGCAGATATTCCGCCTTATCCATAGTTTCAGCAGTCGCCGGGGCAGATGAAATCATCACCTGCGTCAGCTGTGAACGTTCATACAAAGCAGACATTCTGCCTCCTGATAATAAAAAACCCGCACGCGGCGGGTTATGGGTTCTGTTGAAAAAATTACACCGTGACCTGAAACTCCAGGGTTGCACGGTAACAGCGGTTTTCCGGAATATAGTCCTGCATTTCACTGACGGATCCCGGGGCCAGCAGCATTATGGCTTCACGGGCGTCCTGACGTATCTGACGCGCCTGCGTCACAGTCCCGGCATAAACGTCTATCTGCACCGACACTGAGGACTCCGCCTGCCCGCCCATCACGTCCGCCGACACCGATGAAATCAGGCTGAAAACCACCCACGGAAGCGCCACCGACGGCCTGCCATCCAGCAGGGGGACCACATACGGGTACACCTGCCCGCCGGCAAGATGCGCCAGATGAGGATACAAATCCGCCTCCGTCATCGTCTCAGTACCTCATCAATGGCCCGGTTCATCCGCGCAATCGCCACCTGTGCCGCCTGTTCACTGCGCACATCAAATGCCGGGCGCACAAACGGGTGCGGTGGCATATTCACGGTCCCCATTTCCACAAACCGCCAGTAGAAAGCATTGCGCGGGTTATCCGCCTTCATGGTGTTATCGCTGTTACCGGTGTCCGGATTAACACCCCGGATATGCACACCGGATTCCATCCCGCCATCGCGGGAGCACCGGGAAAGGACCACCACATTGCGGCGCAGTTTTCCCCTGCGTACCGGTGCCCGTGACACCACTTCTTCTTTCAGCACATTCGCACCCGCACGGGTTGCCTCACGCAGCACCCGGTTATTTTCCGCACCACTCAGAAGCTGCAAATCGCGGCTGATGTCCTCCAGCCCCGAAAAATCCAGCAGGGTTTCGATCATTTTTCCCCTCCCAGCCGACAGAGAATTTCCAGACGCCCGCCGGTTGCATCCGGAACCGGGACCCCGACGACATTCAGGACATGGTCACGCCAGGGACCACTCAGCACATGAAGTCGTGACGCCGCCGTGATTTCCCGACCAGACTGACCGCGTACCCAGATGCGGATTTCCGCCTGCGCCATTTCCGCACCGGACTGCATCCGCTCCCGGCTGCTCCTGCCCCGGATATCCGCATGAATTTTCCCGCATGACACCCATTCTTCCGTCATTTCTCCGGCAGCATTACGGGTTAACACCGGGTTCAGAACACTGATCATCTGTGTCAGACGACCTGCAGATATTGCCATTCCCCCTCCTCATAACACCGTCGGACAACGCAAATCGTAAATCAGCACGGAAACAGAAAACGGCAGTTCCCCCTGCACGAGGTCTTCCCGCTCAGCAAGATCCGGATTCCGGTACAGCATCCCGGTCAGTCGCATGGCAGCCCCCTTCATCCGGGTTAATGCCTCACCAGGGATCAGCTCACCGTCCTCACTAATCACTTTATCCCGGCTGCCCTGGATGTAGGCCAGCAGCACGGCGGTAGCCTGACGAACCTTGTCCATCAGCATCTCATCATCCGCGTCATGGTCAACACGCAGATGTGCCTTGATTTCTTCCAGTGTCAGTAATGCTGTCACTTTCCACCTCTTGCATCCCGCCCACGTTTTGCAGCCAGAGTCCAGCCTGATGAATGAGCTTCTCCGGGCTTATCACCGGTCATACTGTTGCAGTGCCACAACGAGCCCCCCACGTCACCGTATCGCCGGGGTGGTAAGTTTCGCCGATTCTGAACACACCACGGTAGAGCATCACCGGCAGGGAAAATGTTTTTTCCGTACGCTGGCCACTGCTCTGCCGGACCACCACAGAGAACGACCGTTCACCCGTCATGCTGACGTCAATATCCGCCACCCCGTCAACCAGGCATTCCCATCCCCGCATCCCGTACGTTTTTTCATACGCCCGCCAGAGTCCACCCTGGTGTGTGGCATACGAGCCCCGGGGAAAGGATTTTTGATCGTCAATGGCGGGGAGTATTTCCAGTGCCGTGGCATCACGCCCGTCCTGCGGAGCCGGCAGGGCACTCACCGCCTCCAGAACCGCCTTCTGCAGAACATCCGGATCGTAGTCACGACCATCACGCGGAACAGGAATATGGCTTACCGCCTCCTTCACCATCTGTTCAAGCATCGGATGCACATCATCCGGAGTGATACTTTTACCGTCTGCCGGTACCGGTATTTTCGCGACCGCATCATTCACCGCCTTCTGCAGAACATCCGGATCGTAGTCACGACCATCACGCGGAACAGGAATATGGCTTACCGCCTCCTTCACCATCTGTTCAAGCATCGGATGCACATCATCCGGAGTGATACTTTTACCGTCTGCCGGTACCGGTATTTTCGCGACCGCATCATTCACCGCCTTCTGCAGAACATCCGGATCGTAGTCACGACCGTCGCGCGGAACAGGAATATGGCTCACTGCCTCTTTCACCATCTGCTCAAGCATCGGACGCACATCATCCGGGGTGATACTTTTGCCGTCTGCCGGTACCGGAATATTCGCAACCGCATCATTCACCGCCTTCTGCAGAACATCCGGATCGTAGTCACGACCGTCGCGCGGAACAGGA